TCATGTAAATTATACATGAAATTTCATTTTTTAGCAAGTCATTCCTTGCTTTCTGATTTATTTTGTCTTGTTCCACCTACATATAGTCCAAACCACGCGGCGCCAGCACCTACAATCACCGAAACAAAAGCAGATTGTGCATTTGTTGGATCAGGTAAATTCATAAACCATTCTGTTGTTCTATAAAAAGAAAATCCGTAAAGTGTAATCAATAGACGTGGAAATATTCTCCATGCTGTTAATCTTTGCGGTGTAATCATTTTTTCTTAATTAATCCCATTGCGCCTTTTCCAGCCTTAATTCCGAAGCTAGCTGAGCAGGCGATATATAATAAATGTTTATAATAATCCGGAAGTTGCTGCAGTGCAACAAACCCTCTTTCAACATGCTCTGTCATGCCTGGAAAAAATACTAAAACGGCAGGCCCCAAAAGGCAAATTAAAATTAGCTCATCTTTCCACGACCCTTTCATTTGGTCTACGGCTGATGCCTCCCAATTTACTTTTCCGGCTATTTGGTCTTGTTTCAATTTAGTTGCTGCTTGAACTTCTGTGAGTTTCAATTGGGCCTTCGCTTTCTTTGTCTCTACGAATCCAGAAACTGCTTGTCCTGCAACCCCTAATAATGGTTTAATTAGTAAGTTTAACATATTATCTCCTTAAATTCATTATACCGCCACGTGCGGCATACATTGGTGAATGTGCGTCAACCATAAATTTCATCATTGGATCTGATGCATATCTTGCTTCTGAATACGGGTCACCATAATCCCATGGTGTTTTTCCTATATTAGATGGATCACCATGCCCATATGCATGTCCACCAGAAACAGTGCTATAACTTGGATAACTATAACCATAGCCATAATTATTACCTGTTTGCTGAGCCATTTCTTCTTCTCTCATTTTATAATAATCATCTACTTGTTCTTGGTAATTGCCTGTAGGGTCATCATATTGATCCATTAAATGTTGTCCTTGGCCAGAGTATATAAATTTATCACCAAATATTAAATTACCTTCATTATCGTATTCTGGTGTAGTCTTCGTAATATCACCAAGTCCGACAATTTTTCCATCCTTATCACGGTAATGAGAAGTAGTTGAAATAATCTGCGGAAGTCCAAAAGCTTCTACCATTGCCTTTTGATACTCTGGAGACCCTTCAGTTATCCCTGATGCTTCTAATCGTTTTGCAAATTCTTTACCTTCATAGCTTTTTGCATATCCAGGATTTGATTCATATGCCTGTGTAGCCAAATTCCATATTTTATCCCACTCACTTGTGGGGGTTTCAACTGTATTAGTTACATCATTATTTATTACAGTGTCTGTTGGAATAATTGTTTCATCTTGATGAATATTACCTTGATCGTTTTGATTATTTTGATTATTTTGATTTCCTTGATTACCATAACTAACATCTCCTGACCATGAACCACCAGTATCTGCAGTGCTACCTCCAGTGACATTTCCAGTCGTTGTATCAATTCCCCACGTATCATAGTTGGGAATTCCAGCAGCACCTTCATGTGGTGTTCCTGGTTTGTATCGTTGAAGCATTTCTGCTTCATCATCTGTAATATAAGCTAAATGTGTTTGTGGTGCACCTGGACGCGTTTTTAAGTTGCGTGGTACATAGAGCATATCACTTTCAGTATGATTTCCTGGGTACATTATTTATCAATCCTATTAGCTGGGTCTTTTCCTGCTTCAATAGCATCAAGATAATCTTGATAAAGCTCTTCTAATTCATAATCTTCAGTATTACCTTGTCTCCATGCCATATTAAATCTTATTGCTGCATTCTTAGCTGCTTCTCGTAGTGTAGGGTTTTGTATCATGTTTATATCATTATCCATGTATACACTATATTCCTTACTTGCAATATCACTCCAATCAAATTTAGGTTCGTGAAGTTCAGGATTACTAAATGTTTCTTCTATTGTATCTTTATCTGTTCCCTCTTCAACTATTTTTTCTGTAAGATCATCCATATATGAAGAAGGTCCAATACCATAATAACCTGAATCTACATTACCTCTTGGATCACCAGTAAATTCTCCTTTATAAGTATAAGGTTCAGGAAGTGTTATTGGTGGTTCTATATAATATTTATAATCCTGAGGTATATCTGCATCACCTGTGTAATATGGATCTAAATCTGGTTTTCCTAAAAATTCACCTGATGTAAATATTCCTGGAGATCCATATAATTCATTTAAACCTTTACCCCATAAACTTTTATAATAAGCATCATCTGGTTCCGGAGCCTTTTTTGGTAATGCGGCTGAAGCCATTTTAGCAAACATAGTGTTTTTCATAGCTTGGTCCATTAGCCAACCTACTCCTCTAGGTTCTGTATTAGGTGCGTATCTTTTCTTTTCTCTAATAGGTTTAACAAAACCTGATTGTCTAAACTGATCAAAAACATCACGACCTGCACTAGATAGTGCTATTCCACTACCACCTTGTATAGGTTGCCCACTTGATTGAACTGGAAAATATTGATTAGGTCCTTGATTACCACCCATACCACGTACAGCCGAATACGCGCCTTGCCTGTTTAAAGCATTGGCGCGTGAACGGTGATATTTTGCAGCATCCTTATCTCCACGTTGCAAAGCATCGCGTTCCATATGGAAGCGCTGTCCTGCACGTGAAGCAGATTGGCCTGCTCCGTAAAGTGCTCGTTGTTGATAATCAGTATAATTAGCCACTATGCACCTGGTAGAATTACTGCTTTAAGCACTATAAGAACTATGATGGCTACGATACCGGCCTTTATCCAGTCACGCATTCCCCAATCATTCCATTCCTTTAGATGTGCCCAAATGTCTTTTAATAATTTCATTTGTACCTCCTATTTTCCTTTTTTAATTCCGCCTCGTTTCATCTTCGAAACTTTGCCACCTTTTTTCATCATCTGGACTTTTTGTCCAGTTCTTTTTGCGTGTGCTTGTGCATCACGTATCCCTTTAGATGTATAAGGGAAATTTGTATTACCTACTTTTGCCATTAGTCCTCCTTAATGTATTGTTGGTTTATGTTGGTCTCTTATAGAATCTAATAAACTTTCTGTAAAATTAACACTATCAGCTACAGCGCTAAACATTTTTGCAGCATCTTCAACACCAAGTGATTGTATATACATATTGCGAGTCACAGCCATTAGAGCTGAACAGGCAAGCATAAAATCATTAGGATCGTCCTTAGTCTCATCGTAGACTAACTGTTCGACCTTCTGCATAACACTACTTATTTTTACTAGTTGCTCGTCCATTGGTTTTGGCTTTTGTTCTGGCATTCTCCCTCGCGATTCTCTCGGTTGATTGCTGTTTCATTGCCTCACGCGATGAAACAATATTTTCTTTTAACATACTAAGAGCATCAGCATTTTGTTGCTTATCTGCATCTGCCGATACTTTCATTAAATCAATACTTGTTTGCGCCTCCAGTTTGTCACGTTCCAGATCCATTTTTTCTGCATCTGTTAACATATCCTTCTGTAGATTAGCCTGTAACTCAGCAGCTTTCAAGTCAATTTCTTGTTGTTTTAATCTTACAAGTGGATCTTGAGCTTCACGTTTCATACGTGATTCCTCATCTTGTGCTAATTGCTGTGTCAGTTGTGCTTCCATCTGTGCCTGCTTTGCAGCAGATTCATTTGTTAATTGATCCATTTGCTGTTGCATTTGCTGTTGTGCTTGAGGGTTTTGTTGTGCTTGAGGGTTTTGTTGTGCCTGTTGCATTTGCTGTTGTAGTTGTTGAAACTTTGGTTGAAATTCTTTTTGTACTTGCTCACTCGCTGTCAACGAAATATGTTCTGATACATGTGATTGCAACATAGCATATAACTGTGGATTAATTTGAACCATTCTTGTAAACATAAATTCAGCATGTGCTTGCATATGTGCCATATGATCTTGCATAGGAAACGCTTTTGGATTCTGACCTTTCATCGCAGCAGAATTTTCCATTGCTGGACTAATTGGTTCCGGCATATCAGGATCTGGCTTTAATATAGCATCTACGTTATCAACACCCATTGCTGCATACATTCTTCTATATGCTTCACGCAAATTATGTAATTGTGGTGCAGCTGTTGCTAATTGTAGTTGTTGTTGTGCCAATGTCACACGTTGTGCCATTGAAAATATATTTGGATCAGATACTGGAAGTATATCCACACGATCATCAAAATCAGCTTGTTTAATCATTCTATTACCACCAACAACTTGGTAAGGATATTCTGGTGGTAAATATAATTTAAATATACGTGCTAGTATGTTAAATTCCATACGTTGTGCACAATGCAATCGTTTATGTATTGCACTCATCACTTTTGTTCCACGCTCTATTAATGCTAGTGTTGTTCCAACTGGATTTTGTTCATTACCTTCACCCATTTTCATATCTGCAATTGCTGCAAATGATTTACCTGCATCAACAGAAAAACCTAATAAACTAAATAATACTTGTGATGGTTCTTTATATGGAAGAGGTAATAATGATTCTTTTATTGATTGTCCTGTAACATCGACATCTCTAAACTCTCCTGGTTGTAAAGGTTCATCATGGTCACGTATACGCATACCACGAGCTTTAAAACCTGCTGGAAGATTGGCAAGAGTACCTGCATCAATTAACTGCCGCAAAACACTTGTCGCAGTTCTTGACAATCCACCAAGCATATGTATTAGACCAAAGCCGTAAAAGCCTAGGCCTGGGAGGAATTTAAAGTGTACAAAATAAGAAATCTTCGATGGCTCTTGCGCATCTTGATTCCAGTTTCTACGAATGGATAATATTGTTCGTGAAAACTGATCTATTGTAATTATATATGGAAGTTTTATACCATTTTCATTTTCAAACCCTGGTATATCTGCATTAATATGCATTTCCAAAATTTCATGTTCATCATCGTCTGATGCATAATTTTTTTCTAATCCTTGTAATTCATCTACCTTATCTCTAACATCAGTAGGGTCAACTTGACCACTTGATAGTTCAACATCACGGTAAAATCCACTA